GGGCAAACCTAGCAGAAGAGCTAGATGAAGATCAGTTACAGGAAATATCTGGTGATCTACTAGGTGATTTTGAGGAAGATGTAAGTTCTAGAAAAGACTGGGTACAAACATACGTTGACGGTCTTGAGTTACTTGGAATGAAAGTAGAAGAAAGAACGGAGCCGTGGCCTGGCGCGTGTGGTGTGTATCACCCACTTCTTTCTGAAGCCTTAGTTAAGTTTCAAGCTGAGACCATGATGGAGACTTTCCCAGCGGCGGGTCCAGTTAAGACGCAGATCATCGGTAAAGAAACACGAGAGAAGAAAGAAGCAGCGACTCGTGTTAAAGATGATATGAATTACCAGCTAACTGAGAACATGCCGGAGTACAGACCTGAGCATGAAAGAATGTTATGGGGTCTTGGTCTTTCTGGTAACGCATTTAAAAAGGTTTACTACGATCCATCGCTAGCGCGACAGGTATCCATTTATGTACCTGCTGAAGATGTAGTTGTTCCTTACGGTGTGTCCGATCTTAAGACTGCGCCTCGTGTTACTCACGTAATGCGTAAGACTCCTAATGAGATGCGACGTCTTATGCACGCTGGGTTCTACCGTGACATGGAGTTACCAGAACCACAGAACACATTTGATGAGATTGAGAAGAGTATTGCTGAGAAGATGGGCTTCCGTGCATCAGCTGATGACCGGTACAAAGTTCTTGAGATGCAAGTCGATCTCAACCTACCTGGGTTTGAAGATAAAGAGGACGGAAAAGAAACTGGTATCGCGCTTCCATACGTTGTCACTATTGAGAAGCAGACCGGAGAGATATTAGCAATCCGACGTAACTGGAGACCAGAGGATGACACTAAACAAAAACGTAATCACTTCGTTCATTACCCATACATCCCAGGGTTTGGCTTTTACGCTTTTGGCCTTATTCATCTTATTGGTGCTTTCGCTAAATCTGGTACTAGCATTATTCGCCAACTTGTTGATGCTGGTACTCTCTCCAATCTTCCTGGTGGTTTTAAAACTAGAGGGCTTAGAGTTAAAGGCGACGACACGCCGATAGCACCAGCAGAGTTTAGAGATGTAGATGTAACAAGCGGAACAATTAAAGACAACATTATGACGCTTCCATATAAGGAGCCAAGTCAGGTATTGCACACGCTGCTAAATAACATTGTTGAAGAAGGTAGACGCTTTGCTTCAGCAGCAGATTTAAAACTTAGCGATATGTCAGCACAAGCCCCAGTTGGTACAACGCTGGCTATATTAGAAAGAACATTGAAAGTGATGAGTGCGGTACAAGCACGAGTTCACTATGCTATGCGCGAGGAGTTCAAACTTCTCAAAGGTATCATTCGTGATTACACACCTGATGAGTATTCATATGAGCCAGTAGATGGCTTACCTCGTGCGAAGCGTTCGGACTATGACATGGTTGAAGTTATTCCTGTGTCTGATCCTAATGCTGCAACCATGGCGCAGAAGGTCACTCAGTATCAAGCTGTACTTCAGATGGCAGCGCAAGCTCCTCAGTTGTATGACTTGCCATACTTACACCGACAAATGCTTGAAGTATTGGGGATCAAAAATGCGCAGAAACTTGTACCGATGGAAGATGACCAGAAACCTCGCGACCCAGTCTCGGAAAACATGGATGTTCTTAGAGGAAAACCGGTCAAAGCCTTCATCTATCAAGACCATCAAGCACACATTACGGTTCATATGTCCGCAATGGAAGATCCAAAATTAATGTCGTTAGTACAACAAAGTCCTATGGCAAAACAAATGGGTGCAGCATTAGCCGCGCACATACAAGACCACCTAGCGTTTGAATACCGCAAACAAATCGAAGAAGCTGCTGGTGTTCCATACCCTGCTCCAGACGCAGAGATGGACGAGAATACAGAAACAGAGATCTCAAGACTCGCTGCCGCAGCTGCACAACAAGTTCTGCAAAAGAACAAAGCTCAAGTTGCTCAAGAACAAGCTCAACAAGCTGCTCAAGATCCTATCGTCCAAATGCAACAACAAGAGTTGCAGATCAAAGCGCAAGAAACGGAAATCAAGAAACAAAAACTTGCACTCGACTCCGCTGCAAAAATGGATCAGTTGGAAATCGAGAAAGAACGTATCGCCGCGCAAGAGCGCATCGCTGGACTACAGGTTGGCGCCAAGATTGCTACAGACAAAGCCAACTTATCTGCTAAACAACAAGAAGCAGGTCTACGCATCGGTGTAGATATAGCCAGAGAAACAGCGCAAATGGATCAGCAAGAGCGGTTACAGAATCAACAACAACCAAGAAAGGAGAATGAGTGAGTTCAGATCTTCTCAAATACCTAGCAATGCGGGTAGATGGGGAACTTAAAGCAATAGAGCAGGATTTAGTGCTAGGAAAGTCTAAGGATTTTGCCGCGTATCAACATTCGTGCGGAATCTATAGAGGGCTTTTAATAGCTGAAAATATTTTAACTGAAACATCAGAAAGGATGGAAAACGACGATGAGTGAACTTCTTATCGGCACGAACCCCGATAATCCAGAAGAAGCTACAACATTACCTGATACTGCTGAGCTAAAAGCTAAGCAACTACCAGATCCCTCTGGTTATCGCATTTTGTGCGCAATCCCCGACATAGAAAAAGAGTTTGAAAGTGGTCTCGTTAAGTCAGATATGACTTTGCAAAACGAAGAGATCCTTGCAACTGTTTTGTTTGTTATGAAGATGGGGCCAGATTGTTATAAGGATAAAGATAGATTTCCTGGCGGTGCATGGTGCCAAGAAGGTGACTTTGTTCTTGTACGCCCACACGCAGGGTCAAGGCTCAAGATTCATGGTAGAGAATTTCGGATCATTAATGACGACAGTGTCGAAGGGGTTGTAGAAGACCCTAGAGGCATTTCTCGTGCTTAAGGAGAGGGATATGGCAGAAGCTGAGAAACAAGAAGCAGTAGAGAAAGAAGAACCTGATTTTGAGATCGAAGGTGAAGAGAAAGAAGTAGAACTCAAAGTTGAAGATGATACTCCTGAAGAAGACCGCAATCGGTCTCCGATGCCTAAAGAAATAGTAGAGGACTTGGAGAATGATGAGCTGGATAACTACTCAGATGGAGTAAAAGAACGGCTTAAGCAGATGAAAAAGGTCTGGCACGATGAGCGTCGGGCTAAAGAGTCTGCTATGCGAGAGCATCAAGAAGCTATTTCTATGGCTAAGAAAGCAATGGAGGAGAATAAACGTCTCCGCGCCGAAGCTGAAAAAGGCCGTGAAACATACCTAAATACTGCAAAACAGTCGTTAGAGTATGAACTAGAAATGGCAAAACGAGCCTATAAAGAAGCGTATGAATCAGGTGATACTGATTCTATTGTCGAGGCTCAAGGTAAACTTTCTGACGTAAATTGGAAGCGACAACAACTTTCAAGTTATGAAAAACCTAGACAAACTGAAGAAAATAGTGTAAACACTCAATCAACTGAACCGCAAAGACCTCAGTTGGATGCCAAAACCATGGCGTGGCAAGAACGCAATACGTGGTATGGCTCTGATCCTGAGATGACTAGCTCGGCACTTGGATTACATCAAAAACTAATCCAGACAAAGGGTGAAGCATATGTCGGTACAGATGAATACTGGGCGGACGTTGACAAAACAATGCGCCGTCGTTTCCCTGAATATTTTGGGGAAGAAGAATCTACGGATGGGGGCGGCAAGCCTGTCCGAGCAGAGAACAAACCCGCCACTGTGGTTGCTCCGGCATCCCGAAGTACGTCCTCCAAACGGGTTGTACTAAAGCAGTCTCAGGTTGCTCTAGCTAAAAAACTTGGCTTAACACCTGAACAATACGCTAAAGAGATGAAAAGATTGGAGAATCAAAATGGCTAATACTAGACTTGCACGCGAATTAGAATCCAGAGATAAACAGGAACGACCAAAAACTTGGCAACGGCCTGAAACACTTCCAGAACCCAATAGGGAACCTGGATATACTTATCGATGGGTTAGAGTGGCTATGTTAGGACAAGCGGATGCCCGCAATGTCTCGTCCAAAATGCGAGAAGGTTGGGAACCCGTTAAAGCTGACGAGCAGCCACATCTACAAATGCTTGTTGACCCCAACAGTCGTTTCAAAGACAACATTGAGGTTGCGGGTTTGTTGCTCTGCAAGATGCCTGACGAGATGGCTAAACAGCGTAATGAATATTACGCACAACAAAGTCACGCTCAGATTGAATCTGTAGACAACAACTTTATGAGAGAGAATGACCAAAGAATGCCTTTGTTTTCGGACAAGCGTTCAACTACGTCATTCGGTAAAGGTAAATAATTTTTTGATGAGGTTATAAAATGGCTTATCCTACTGTAAGCGGGCCTTACGGCCTAATTCCGGTAAAGTTGCTAAGCGGCTCACCTTTCGTAGGTGTAACTCGTCACATGAAGATTGCAAGTAACTACGGTACTTCGATTTTCTACGGCGATGCTGTTAAGCTCGTTACCGGTGGTACTGTTGAGCGTGATACGTTTGACGCCGCTATGACACCTGTTGGTGTTTTCCTTGGTTGCACATATACTGATCCTAATCTTGGTTACAAGCTCTTTAGTCAGTCATATCCTGCAAACACTGTAGCTAGCGATATTGAAGCATACGTCGTTGACGCTACAGACGTTCTATTTAAAGTTGCTGTTGTGTCTTCTGGCACAACAATTGGTGACCTTGCTCAAACCGATATCGGTGCTAACGTAGCAGGTGTTGACAATACTGGCGATTCTGCTTCAGGCAATTCACGTTGCGCGATTTCAGACACGTCAGCTACAACTAACACCCTTCCATTCCGAATTATTGGATTGGTTGAGGAAACTAAAAACACCTCTGGTGGTTATACGGAAGCCTACGTGAAGTGGAACGCAGGTCATCAGTATGACAACACCACAGGCGTATAAGGAGAATCTTAAATGGCTATTTCACGCGCCCAACTACTTAAAGAACTCCTTCCTGGTCTTAACGCCCTTTTTCGGTATGGAATACAGCCGATATGGTGAAGAGCATAAGGAGATTTTCGAAACAGAATCATCCGAGCGTTCGTTTGAAGAAGAAACCAAGCTATCAGGGTTCTCCGCTGCTCCAGTGAAGAACGAAGGTAGTGCGATTGAGTACGATAACGGACAAGAGGCTTGGACGGCTCGATACAACCACGAAACCATTGCTCTTGGCTTCTCTCTTACAGAAGAGGCTATTGAGGATAACTTGTATGACTCATTGTCAGCTCGTTATACAAAGGCTTTGGCTCGTGCTATGTCTTACACAAAGCAGACGAAAGCTGCTTCTGTGCTCAATAACGGCTTTACTGCTGGTTACACAGGTGGTGACGGAAAAGTGCTTTTTGCTACTGACCACCCACTAGTATCTGGCGGTTCAAACAGCAATACGCCAGCTGTTCAGGCTGACCTTAACGAGACTTCTCTAGAGGCAGCTGTTATTCAGATCGCTGGATGGACAGACGAGCGTGGTCTTTTGATCGCTGCTAAGCCACGTAAACTCATTGTTCCACCAAACCTCATGTTTGTTGCGACTCGACTCCTTGAGACCGAGAAGCGCGTGGGTACGGCAGACAATGATATCAACGCAATCATGAGCAACGGTTCTATTCCTGAGGGTTACGCAGTTAACCACTTCTTGACAGATACCGACGCTTGGTTCCTTACAACTGATGTACCTAACGGTCTTAAGCACTTTGTCCGTGCGCCTTTGGCGAACTCTATGGACGGAGACTTTGACACAGGTAATGTCCGTTATAAGGCTCGTGAACGATACTCTTTCGGTTGGTCTGATCCACTCGGAATCTTCGGCTCACAAGGCGCCTAATAGAGAGGGGGGTTACAAGCCCCCCTTTTTTAATTTATACTGTACGTACTAG